CAACCGCGTCGATCTTCTGGTCATATCGCTTCTTCATTAGCTTTCTATTACCATTCGTGTCTTCAAGAGTGATACAGTTCCCCATTGCGAAGGACATTAAATCTTCGTCAAATAAAAGAAGCCTTTCCTCTGAGAGTTTCTTCAACTCGCCTAAAGGAACAGACTCCGTTCTAGCGCCCTGTATAACTTTTTCTATACCAAATGGTCCGTTTTCTCTTTCCCATCTTTCAACGAATTCTCTAGCATTGTATGGGTCAAACCCGAAACATCGAACATCATAGTTCGTATTAATAATATGATTATCTAAGTCATCATAAACTTCCATCATATCCAATACGGTTCCCTCAAGAACCACCAAACTACCTTCTTTCATGAAATCCTCATACTTCTGTCTCATCGCAGACGGTAACTTCATTAATGTGGTTGATGAAATGTAGTTTCGAGTCTTAATTCCAAATGCACCATTCGCTAATGGGAATAAGAATGTAAATGCGCAGAAGTCGTCGCCTTGTGAAAGGTCGGCGCCCAGCGCACATGGCATACGCCAATAATCTCTTCTTCTATGCGGAAGAGTTTCTTCATAAGTGAAGTAGTATGTATAACCCTCCATTGGAATACCGAATCTCTTAGCCAGAATATCGTTTCTAGCAGCTGGGTTCTTCTCAGCTCTTTCCACGTCCAACTGATAAGTTTCATAACTTACAGTCTTTCCGAGATTAGGATTGGCTTTTATCCATTTATCGGGTTCGGATACTTCTTCAATATCGTCGAGTTTATACCACCAAATCGATACATGAGGAGCATAGTAATCACCTTTAAGGATCTCCGTTAACTCCATTTTGATTGTATCGCCGCATCCATTACGAACAGTACCTTCAGAACTGATAGCTATGATAAGATAATCATCATTCTTACCGCCACCCTGCTCCTTACTAGCACCCTGCTCGATAGCACCAACGGGATCTTCTCTAACATCACCGGAAAGCCATTCGTCGATAGTCGAAACCTTACATCTTAAACCTTGAAGTTTGTCAATACTCATCGGTCTTACTTCGAGTAATGAACCGGTCAGGAGGTTTTCAATCCCTTTCTTGGTAGATGCTAATTTGACACGATTAGCTCTCGATCCGGTAGTATTCTGAAGAGAACCTTCCGTGAGAAACTGGAACAATGGACCTCTTGCTCTGGTAATAGCAGTACGAATCGGTGATAACACTTCATCTGCCTGCTTCATTGTTGGAGCTGTAGTAACCTGATGAGTCGTACTGGTGTCAACATTTAGAAAGAAACTCTGTATACACGAAGCATACATTGACTTAGCAGCACCTCTGGCTACTATAAGGTATTGTTTCTTAGTTAATCGTTTCTTGATTCTCTTATTAACATACCTTCCACCACGACCATCCGGATTCGGTTCATAAATACTTCTATCTTCAAAGTAATACCAACCAAAGATCTGTTCAGCCCAAAGTTTGAATGTATCCAATAGATGAAGATCCTCGCCATCAGTTAATGTAAGTTCTTTCTCACAATAATTAATAAAACCCTGGATAGCATGGTCATCGTAATAGACCCCAGGGTTTGCAATTAAATCATCTATTCGGTTCATCTCCATTGAGATTTCTTTGTTTACTGGTATTTCACCTCTCATTACGGCATCTCGAAATTGACCGTAATACTTAGGCGTTGCAGTATTCGATAATGCCATAATTTAACTCCTTTTGTTTGTTGATTATTTTCTCACGTATTCATATTAAAAAAATAGAAACGAATTTTTTGCCTCTCTGAATTTTGACATTTTTCTCGAGCTCTATTTCTTGTAAAGACTTTGCTGATAACGTAGGATCTTTTTCCAACTTTTTAATTATTCTATCCATTTGCTTATCGCTTAAATGAGTGTTACGAACAACATCACGACCACGCATATAACCAAAAACCGGATCAGATTCTTTTTTAACATTTTCATAACGTTGTTTTTGAGCATCGATCTTTTTAACTTGTTTAATACCTTTTCGCGTAATATCAAAAGCAAAATCATCCTCTTTAACTTTTCGCCCTAATTCTTTCTCAGCTATCTTTTTCATTCGTTCCTGTTGAGCGATCTTACGTTTAGAAATTGGATTATACGTAACTCGTCCATGTGAATCAGCGACGCCTTTTCTACGACCCCACTTCATACCTTTAACGCCATAGTGGGATAAATAATTATCACTCATTATCATTCACCACCTCATACGTGTCCGTTTCGCTTTATGTAAATTCCTGATACAGCTTTACTGGAAACGAACTTAATACCTTCTTTAGCATACTTTCTAGCGTATTCGGAAGCGGTATTCTTTGCAGCTTCATACGCCACATCTCGAACAAATCTTTGACCAGCGGAAACATTCTGTCTTTTAAGATTCCTGTACTGGCTTTCCAGATTCATTCTATTATTAAGTTCCTTAAGTTCAGCATTACTCAGCTGACTTAACTTTTTCTTTTTCAGTTCTTTGGCTCTAACGTGATCTTCTGATTGTCTTCTTTTTTGTTTACCAGCATTAGTGAGTGTGCCGTCTTTATTCTGGAATCTTCTGACACCCCACTTCATACCTTTTACACCGTGATGTTTTAATTCACCACTAATAATTATTTCTCTGTTTTCCATTTTGAATTTTCACCTCCTACTCTTCTTTAGGTTCAGGATCAACTGCTGCGTTGAGCTTCCATTCAAGCTTCTTCATCTTTTCTTCATATGACTTTAATACAGTTGAGTTAGTAGGAGGATCGAAATCCAATTTTACACTCAAGTATACATAGGTCTTAACATTATTAAGCGTTTTAGGTTTTGGAAATTCACCTAGGAACTCTTCCCATGTAGCCGAATCATCCTCGATCTCAAATCCTTCTTTCGGCCCAACACCTAGCGAGTTAAGTTCCGCTAATGCGGAGTTGATATGTATGATGATCTCTGGATCGAAATGAGTATAGGTTTCACCCGGCCCAAGCATCGTTCTAATTGATGTCAGTATACTTTCCATATAAACACCTCTTTGTTACTATATCTCGATGAACTCCTTCATACAGAAACCTACAATTCCACCACTAAGGACTTTGTAGAATTCTTCAGTTGATTCTTCTTCGTAGATCTTTACCTGTGCGCCAGCATCGATAATCTTAAGAACTTCTGCATCGGTTGAAGCTTTTCCACGAACGTTCAGTCTTGAGCAATTAACTACAACACCGATTACAGGTTCTTCAGTTTCTTCTACTTCTTCCTCTTCGATCTTTTCTTCAGTTTCTTCAACTACAGGTTCTTCCACTTCCGGAGTTTCCGTCTCAGTTACTTCAACCTCTTCTTCAACTATAGTTTCTTCCACTACTGGAGTTTCGATCTTCTTGTCTTCACTAAACTTTGTGTAATTAATGTTTTCCATTTTGTTTCCTCCTTTTAACCGCGTCGCCATGGACACGTATCGTTTTTACTCCTTTCGATCGGATCTTTATAGAGTAAGTCTTCATTACCGTAATGAATCGCATCATGAGTAACCTTAATAGTAGAGATAAGATTCTCAGGATCGAATAACTTTGGGTTACGGTTTATAATATCTTCCATCGTAATCGGATTGATATGATGAACTAAAATCTTTACTCCATCTGGAATTTTTCTATCCGGACATCCTAGATCACATCCATTATCACGGATAATTACAAATTCACGAGCATCCAACCATTCTTGATCTTTTTGATAGAACTTCTGATTGAGGTATCTATCAAATCCAAAAGTTTCTTCGCCGACTCTTCCACCAACACGCAAATACTCATAGCGTTCTTCGAAAGTTTCCAGCTGCATTAATTCTGAATATGTTTTAATAATCATCTGGATCACCATTCCCACTATATTCACGCATAGCTTTAAGAGCCTCTTTATAAAGCTTTTCGACTTCTTTAGCTGATTCTAAAGCTTCAGTCTTAGCTTTTAACAACTCGTTCTCTTTAGCAAGTTTCTCTTTCTCAAGCATAGCTTTTGAAGAACCTAACTTTAAAAAATGCGTAGTCTCTTGAGATGAGGCTGTACCGTCTATTAATCTTTGTTCGACCAAATCGATGGCTAAAGATATCAGTTGGTTCTCTCTAGCTTCCGGTGTTATAGCAGGTCTGATCTTACGAGTGTTAGAAGAACTAGTGGTGTTTTTACCAACTTTCGCCACCTTTATCGCCTCCTCTCTAATAATTTTATAGCGCTCCTTTAAATGTTTGTTATTAGTTTCAACACAGTTTAAGGTAACATCTAAGAGGGCTCTGTTATACCAATAGACACTTAACATTGAAAGGAGTGAAAAAGATGCATAAGCATCATTAACATGACAGTTTAGAAGTGAGCCCTCTCAGATGTTACCTTAAATATAATCTGCGTTTTTCAAAAATTCCCCCGGGGAAAAAATAAAG